GAATAGCGTTTCCAAAAAAGAAGGTTCCGAGTTCAACAAATCTACCTATTTGGAAATTATATGGTGGTACAAATAATTTCGTGCCAGTTGGTTCTTCAACCGGTGCTTCATTCACTAAGATTGAAACGTATGCAGGGGAAGATGTATTTGTTCCATTGTTTGCAGTAAAGTAAAACAAATCACCACCAAAGAAATCAGTCGTTGGTGTGTATGTTACGGTTGACCCGGACAAACTTGTGGAACCATTATCAACATCATCGGTGATTGCCCAAGTAAGTGATAAACCATCCGCATCAAATCCATTTAGTTCAATTGTGGTGGCAACATTTTCCGTTGTTGTTATGTATATATTTTCAACAATAGGCGTTGAAACTGCCGCTTGTTCTTGTGATTCGTAAATCCTATTGTCAAGCAAATTGGAGTTGCTCATAATATACCAACGCCCTTGACTTTGAAATATTCTTGAGTTTATTGACCTTAATATTTTAATCAATAAATCCTTTGCATTTAAATTTAAATTTGAATTTGTCAAAACGCCATACTCAAAAAATTCAATGTCATTTAAAATTGTTTTATCATCAGAATCGGTAAACCCTTGACCTCTTATTGAGTTGGCAACAAAAATATCAAAATCAAGTCCGGTGTTTTGTAGTATTTTATAAACATAATAAAATGCTTCATCAAAGTTTGATTGAAATGTTTGACTTGGCGATGAACCATCTAAAACAATATTGGAGTTTGGTGCATCATAACCATCCAAAAGACCAAGACCATCGGATGCAATTAATTTAATAGGATATGGAGTTGTTGTAAATGCCTCTTGATAACGGTCAACAACGATAAATCCTTCCCAATAAAATTCAAATCCTTGTCCGGTTGGATCATCCCAATCAACCCCGGATGTTTGCCATTGGTCATCGGTTGCATCCCAATGGGGTGAACCGCTTATATCTCCGGTTGAAATTTGTACTTTGTATTCACGTTCATCGGCATCATACCAATCATCATAATTCGTTCCTGATGTTCCTGATGTATCAATCCAAGGCGTTTCTGTTAAATTCCAATTTTCATCAAGTTCATCCCAAGCAACGCCTCCCGCCGCTTCGGTAACAAATAAATTTATTTCGCAAGTTGAACCAATTATTGGATTGTAAAAATCATCATTATTTTCCCATTTTACAACTACTGGATCGGCGGTTCCAATTAATGGATAAACCGTTCCTGAATAGTTCTTTTGTAAAATTGAAAGTTTCCTAGGATTTTTATATACATCAGAAAACAACAAAGAAAATTTCTCGCCGTATGCCATTATAAAATTCTTGTTCTGTTCCTATCGGCTCTTTGTAATGCCAAGACTAAATCTTGACCCTCTAATTTAAAGCCTCCAGTAATATTAACATTTGTTTGACCTCCGCCAATCATTGATTTTAATTTATCAAGTGGGGCAATCACTTCGGGGTTTGACCTCGCACCGGGATATTCACCCATCAGTCCAAGAGTTGGTGATGATACAATTCCGCCGTTTGCGAATGCAGTAACGCCTCCTGAACCAATTTCACTTGCCCTATTTGAAACAAAAGAACCTAATGCTACCAACGCAACACCCGCCGCAATAGCTACCGCCGGATTAAGTGACTTCAAAGCGGCTTTTATTCCTTCAATACCAATACCAACTGAAATTGCCAGTTTACCTAATTGAGTTGCCATTGTGCCAATTGTTGAAAGTAAACTTTTGGTAAAGTTTTGCCCCGCACCCGATATGCCTGACATTGTTTGACCAATAGCTTCTCCCATACTGACAAAAGCATTTACAAATCCAGCGTTGATTATATCATTTGCCGCTTGATTTATTCCATCAATAAACTCCTTTCTTTTTTTGTCTATCTCCTCAAACTTCTTAATTGATGAATCAATGCCTTTATTTAACAACCCCCAAGTTGTAGTTTTTGCCAATGAATCTGCACCAACATCAAAACTGAAATTTAATCCATTCCCAAAACCCTCAAATGATTTTTTAGCTTCCTCTGCCGCCCCTTGAGTTTTGAAAAAACCTTTTGCTAATTGCTCTAATTTACCTAAAAGAACATCAATTGTTGGCGGCAAATCATTCGTTTCTTTTCTAAGTTCTGCGAATTTTTTTATTAAATCTTGTTGTTCCTTTGCGTTTTCTCTTATTTTGTCGGCTTGTTCATCATACTTTTTATTTACACTATCTAAATCAGATTCAAACCTCTTTGTGATTAGTTCCTTCATTATGGCACCAAATCGACTTAAATTGTTCATTAAAAGTTTAATCTGCTCAATTGACTTGCTTATTGCCAATTGAAAAACCATTTTTAGAATTAATGTAAAATCATTAATTGCGTTTGAAATTTCATTGAATTTAAGAAACAACAAACCAAGTGCCGCAACCGCCAATCCTACTGGCGAAACAATTGCAGCGATAGCCGTTGTGAAAGACCCAATCACTATTAATAATGGAGGTAAAGCGGCGGCAAGACCAGCAACAATAAGTCCCATTTTAACAATTTGTGGCGATAGGTTTTTCAATGACCTTATTAAATCATTAGCTTTGACTACTAATTTTGTGAAAAATGGCAAAATTAATTCTCCAAATTGACTTCCAAGTTCTTTTAATCCTTGACTAAACATTCTCATTTGGTTAGCCGCACCACCGGAAGTCCTTGAAAAATCACCTTGAGAGTTTGCCGTTTTAGCAATTATATATTCATAACGCAAAGCAACCTTTTCGGCTTGATTCATCTTCTTGATACTCTTGGTCATTCCTTTATCCAAAGCGAATTGTTGCAAATTCACTTCGGTCATAACAATTCCAAGTCTTTTCAAGGATTCAGTTTCACCAGTAAATACACCAGCCAATGCCGTGGTGACTTCTTCAATGTTTATGTTTTTAAAAGATGCCAAGTCCCCGGCAAGTCCGGTAAGCGATATTGACATCTTAGCCGCCTCGGCAGTTGACAATCCCATTGATGTGGACATATCACCAAACAATGCCGCCATATCCAACGCCTGACCTCTTGCGATACCAAAACTTTGGAGAGTAGTTTTTGCAAAATCCCTTACTTGTTGTGAGGAGCCTTTAAAAGCAACGTCAACTTTGTTTAATGATTCATCGGTATCTGATGCGAGTTTTATCATAGCCGCACCGGCAAGTCCGATCGGTAATGTTAATCTTGTAGAAAGCCGAGTCCCAATGTCGGTGGTTTGCCTTCCAAATGCTTTAAGTTTCGATGATGCTGATGAAAGTGATTGGTTTAATCCTTTTGCATCGCCATTTATAATTACTTCTAAAATGTTTGCCATAATGCAAATTTAACAATTTAAAAAACAACCTTCCTTGGAATGTCTTTCATTGATTCAAGCAAATCTTCAAATTCTTTTAATTTCTCAGGAGTTGACCTTGGAACGTTCTTTTTTAGATAAACATCTTGCGGCAAAGGAAATAAATCAGGGGGTTTTATCGTTTGACTTTTCTTGGTGCAATTTACGTTGTGGATAAGGGTTGCCAAATATCTCAAACGTTCCCATTCAAGGTTTTGTTTTATAATATGACTTTCACCCAATAATTGATTTTCCTTCCAAGTGTTAATCCAAAAATCACCCGGCGGAATACCGCATTGCCCAATAAAATAATCAGATAATGAATCCCAAGTTATTTGCTCGGGTTCGCTTGTGTTTTTTTTTCCTCAGTAGGGTTTCTTTGGATTCCCATATTTAAGTCATTCCCAAGGATTCTTGATTCGGTCATCGCTCCAACAATCTTTTCAAGTTCATTGGCATCAACATCCTCCAACCACGCACCGACTTTGAATTTATTATAATCAATTTCGTTGCCTTGTTCTTGGTCGTTTGCTAATAAACCGCAATAAATGATTTCACGAATTACACTCAATGATATTCCACCCTCAAAGATTTCCCCTAATTGGTCAAGTGAAATGTTCAATTCATCGGTAAATGCACTCCAAAAGTTCATTGAAAAGTGCATAGTCCTATTCTTACCACCAATTTTAAGGTCGTGGTAACCCCTCCTTTTGTTCCCCATTATGTATTAAAATTACGAGTTGACCGCAGTTGTAATTGATCCGGTAGTCACGATAGTTCCTGAATAGGTAACCGCACTTTCCATTTCGCCGCTTGTTTCAATTGAAGTGATAAATCCTTCACCTGAAAAAACAGTATCACCAGTTGTGGTTGTCCCAAAAGACCAATCAATTTTCGAACGGTTTTCCATTAATGTTGCCATTGCTGGAACGTTTTGGGTGTCAGTATAATCAACAAGACCTTCAAAGCTAATTTCTCCACTTCTAAGTCCGGCGATTACTTCTTGATAACCTCCTGAATCTTTGCTTGTGGCTTCCGGGGCATCCATAGACAACGAAAGAGATGCACTTGTTGAGTGACCGATTGTTGCCAAAGTACCGCCATCAGCGATAAATTTTAATAATAAATTTGTTCCGTTATAAACAGTAGATGCCATAATTCTTTATTTTTTACAAATATAATACTTTTTAATTTTTCCGATTGTTATCTTAATTTATAAAACAACCAAGCCTTTTCATCTCTTGGTTTACATACTACCATAGTTTCATTTCCTACATAGTAGCAT